GAGACTCAACGGTGCGAAGTTGCCGCAGATTTCGGGGGCAATCACACCGGGAAGGGTAATGTCGTCATCGCCGGGGCCAAGGTGTTGTTGTGCCGCACGTCGCCCGACGCGCTCGTGCTGACTCCAGCGTTGCGCGGTGGTGCGCTGCACTTCTTGGTACGCCACGCCCGTTTCCCGCAGACCGAAAATGAATTTACCGAGGATCATCTGCATTAGTCGTGCATCCTCCCACGTTGTCGCGCCTCTTTGCGCCGTGCTTCCTCACGCAACACGCGCTGCACTTCGGCTGCGATGTCCTGCGCATCCATGCCCGGAGCGGCATTAATCGTAATCGTGATGGTTTGTTGTGGGGCAACCGCAGAGGCGGGGGCAGGGCGAGCGAATGGCACAACGTTGGCACGTTCGCCCAGCTTGCCCACGCCTTCGCCTTCCGGCTTGCTCGACAACGCTTGTGCAAACAGCGGGTCATTCGCCGCCATCGCCTGTAAATCCTGTATCGCAGGGGGCATCCGGTTGGTGGTCGGCGTAGCCTGCAACGTCTCCCAAACGGGTTTTGGTGGCAGGTTGGTGGTTGGTGTTTTCGTGCCTACCAGTTTTTGTTGCACCACAGGCGCGAGGTTTTTGATAGCCTCACGCGCTTGCTGCGCATAACTGGCAGTCGATGTGCCGTAAGCATCACGGCTATCAGCACCGTGCAGAAACAGCTTGTTTGCACCACCCGCACCTTTTAAGTGGGCGGCTTTGGCATAAGCGGCAATCTTCGCCGGGTCATCATTGGCACGAATCGCCCCGGAACGGATACCCGCCTGAATATTACGGTTGGTGTATTCGACAAACTTCTGGTCTTGCAGGGCTTTGTTTGCCAGAAACGCAGCTTGACCCCCTTGCAAATCCCAGTTGCTGGCATTTGCAAGAAAGGCTTTGTGATAACCGCCGTCATACCATGCCTTACCTGCGGAAGCCTTCGCTGCTTTCAGTTTCGCCATGTTCACTAAACCGTTTTCAGCCAACGCATCCGCCCCGAACTGGTATTGTCCAGAGAAACCGTAGGAATTTACCGCACCAACCCGCCCACCCGATTCGGTTTGCATTGTGTTGGCAGCGTAGGCACGGGTTTGCGCATCATCCATGCCCGTCAAGCGGCTGGGTGCGGAAAACGCCAAGGCTGCCTGCACCGCGTCAAACGTACCTCCCGCTTTTTTAGCGGATAGGAAGCCACCGCCCAAACTTTTGGCGACAGCCCCCAGCGGTGCTGCAACCGCTTGGGTTGCCGCCATCGCGGCTTGGCGGACTTCGTAATGCAAGTGATTCCCGGTGGAAGCCCCTGTATTGCCAACCCCACCCAAGCGTTGCCCTTTTTGCACCGCTTTGCCAACGCTCAAGCCGCCTTCAAAGTCTTTCAAGTGGGCGTAGAGTGTTTGGATGCCTTTATCGTGTTGCACGATGACTGTGTTGCCGTAGCCACTCATCTTGCCCATGAATGCCACAGTGCCAACACCCGTAGACGCAACCGCCGTACCCGCAGCGGCGGCAATATCAATCCCCGCGTGCATTTTCTGCTTACCCGTGATCGGGTGGGTACGCATCCCGTATTCCGAGGAAATCCGCCCCACGGTGGGCATCCCGCTGATCACCGACGCATCGGCACTGGCAGGGTTGATATGCGGGGCTTTCTTGGCAGCACTGAATACCTGCCCAACTGCCGACATGAGACTGCCACCGGGTAACACCGCCGCCAGTGCGCCAGTAACGGGAGCAGGCAAGCTAGGCAGGGCATTCTTGGTGGCTTCAAACGCTTTGCCGATGTTTGCCACCAAGTCATCGCCGGTGAACGCATCCGCCACGCCTTTCCACCAGCCCTTGAGCTTGTCACCAAACCCATCCAAGAAGCTGAACAGCTTAGGTTGCGCCGTTTCCATCCCTTCTTTCATGCCGTCGACTGTGAAGCCACCGATTTCAGCAAATACGCGGGAAGGGGAGTTGATACCAAGGATGCCCTTGGCACTATCAATAATGTCGCTGCCGAAACCTTCCATCCAGTCCACCACGGCGGATGCGCTGCCTTTCAGCCCATCCCACAAGCCCGTGATGATGTTGCCGCCAACCTCCAGCATTTTCGCGGGCAATTCAGCAAAGAAGGCAACAATGCTGTTAGTCAATTCCAGTGTTTCGGTTTTTAACCATGTCCAGCCATCGCTAAACACCTGTAAAACCGTGTCGACCAGCCCACCAACCCACGTTTTGAACGTTTCCCACGCGGCTTTCACGTCTTCCCAGAATGCCAGCAACATCGGCTTGACCGTGTCCCAGTTCTGGTACAGGTAATACGCCCCGGCTGCGAGTGCCGCAATCGCCGCAATCACTAACGTGATCGGGCTTGTGACAATCGCCATCGCCACCCCAAACGCGCTGGTAGCTGCGGTCATCACCCACGTTGCAGCGGCACTGATGCCCGCCCACACGGAAGCCAGCGACAAACCCGCAATCCATGCGCCAATCGGCGTAAGCTGGAAGGCTGTCCACATCGCCGCCAGTTTCAGGTACGCGACATAGCCAAGAATACCCAGACCGATTGCACCAATCGCCAGCACCAACGCCTTGCTCTTGGTGCTCATGTTGTCCCATTCGAGGTAGGCGTACCGCGCACCAATCGCCAGCCCGACAATCAACGCCACCAGTAGTCCGATGGGGCTTGCCAGAAACGTGATAATGCCCAGCAACGCGCCCAAACCTTGCAGGAAACCGGACAGCGCAGCGATAACCCAACCACCCGCCAGCACCATTGCCAGCTTGTCCCAACCGCCTATGAATTCCGCGAATTTCGACACGAACCCGCCGATTTTTAGCACCGTATCCCATACGCCTTTGCCGAATGCCAGCACGTTATCCATCACCACCGGGATTTTCTGTGCCGCTGCATCCAGCCAACCGCGTAACGAACCATCACGCGCCTTGCCGCTCAACCACGCCAGCCCTTGAGAGAGTTTGTCAAAGGCAGCGACCAACACACCGGAAATCGTGGCGCGTACCGTGCCTGCATTGTCGGACAGGTAACGCCCAATCACCCCGAACACATCGCCGAACTGTTGTCGCAGCAACGGCAAATGCCCACGGATACTGTCAAACGCCACCTCGAAAACCGCCCACAGTTCCTTGCCTGCGCTGGTCAGCAACTTAAACGGGCTGAGGGAAAACGCAAAGGTGAGGGCAGGGAGGGCTTTCCCCAAATCCAGCCCCGCCAATGCCGACGCAACCCGCTTGCCGAATGCCAGTGCCTTTTCCGCGCCTTGTTCAAACAGCGGCATCAAGCGGTTGAAATGCACCTTGAGGTTGGCAACTTGCGCCTGTATCAGCGGCAACCCTTCGGCTTTCAGCTTCGGAAAACCGCCCCAGTTCTGGAACTGCTGGAATACCGCTTTAATCTTGTCCTGAATGTCGGGCAACAGCTTGCGCCAATCCACCAGCGAGGCGGTGACACCCGCCAGCAGCAGCGGCAACAGCCCCACACCCGCACCCACAGCAAAAATCACATCACGGAACAGCCACAAACCCGCCGCACCCGCGCCGATCTTGCCCAAGTTCTCCCAACCGCCGACGAACGCAGAGAGTTTGGTAGCGGCTTCCCACACGTCATCTTTGAGTTGATTGGCAGTGGTACTGGCAAGTCGCATAAAATCCGCCGCCTTTTTTCCCCACTCTTCGACCTTGCCGGACTTGGACAGCTCGGTGATCATGTTCAGCTTGTCTTGCAAGCCATCTTTCATAAAATCGAATAAACCCGCGTTCATGAACTGCATTTGCAGGTTATTGAGCGCGTCCTTGGTGTTGGAGGTTAAGCCCTTCCACGTCTTTGCCAGCTTCGCTTGTGCGCCGCCATAATTGTCATTGAGGATTTGCGTCAGTACCCGTTGAATCTGGGCGCGGTCGTTCTTCAGCACTTGCAGCTTTTGCTGGATGCCGTTCTTGTCGGTGTATTCGTACTGGATGTAGTCAGTGCCCTGTATTTGAGTCCCTCTAATATCGAACTCAAGTAGACGTTCGTTTTGCCCCATGACAGCATCAGCCATCATTTCGACAGCATCCATAACGGTCTTGCCTTTTGCAGCGGCAGTATCACCTAATGTTTTTAACGATCCGTTCATTGGATCAATGCCGCTACCTTTCAGACGATTGAAACCTTCCAAGATATTCGCGGTTTCAAACGGCGATTCCGCCATAAAGTCTTTCAGGAAGCCTTTGGCTTTGCCGATTTGCTCCTCGTTACCGTGATAAACCACATCCAGCACCACGCCCATCGACTCAAAATCAGCGGTGACGTTGGTGGCATTGGTCGCCAGCGCACCAACCCCAACGCCACCCACCGCCGCCAATGCCGCGCTGGCTTTACCTGCCATTCCCACCATACTGCTAAGTCGGTCGGTCGTGCGCTGCACCGCCGCTGACACCCGCTCAAAGCGGCTGACGCTGGCAATCGCCGCATCCGCACTGCCTTTGACTTTGCCAAAGCCACCCACCACCCCTTTGAGTGGGGCGGTCACTTTGTCTACCAGTTTGAGGATAATGCTGAGGTCTAGGGATTTCACTTGTTAGCCTTGGTTTCCGCGTCTTGAATCTCGCAGGCGATGTCGTACCAGTCGTACAGCTCATCCAGCGTCATGCCCTCCATTTCGGACGGAGGCCATGCGCCGATGTTTTTATTGATGATTGCCCACGCATAACGCACGTCGGGCAATGCTTCATCTAGTCCCCGAACACGTCTTCGCTCTGCGACTCTGCCAAAAAAGTGAGTACCGCATTCATCAGCTTCTGCGAATCACGCACCCGCATCTGCCCAAACATCTGCGGGGTGATTTGCGGCTCAGTGATGCGGCTCAACAACTTGGCATGAGCCACGTCGTTCATCAGGTAGAGCGGGGTGCGGTCGGCTGACTTACCCAGTTGCGCCGAGGTTGGCTCATTGACCGTGATTTCCCAGATTTCCTTGCCATCGCTGCGGAGCAACGGCTTTTTCAGCGTCACCACAATCTGGGTTTCGTCTTCTGGATTAGCATCAACAGTGGATACTGTTTTATCCAGCAGGGCTTTATCGTCTTTGTCAGTCATATCAGTTCCTTGTCGCTTCACAGCAATAATTAGTATTCAAGCCCAATGGCTTTACGGCGTTGCGCAGTACGGTCAACACCGCCCACACGCTCCACGCCCGATTGACGGTCAATAAAGACCAGCTCCACGCCATTGCGCAGGTATTCGTAATGGCTGATAGCAATCTGTACTTTCATTTCAGCGGATTTTCCGCCTTCAAGGTCGCCTTGATCGACTTCACGCCAACGCCCGTGCATCACCACCTGAATGTCGCTGAACCCACAGTCGTCGCTTTCCTCGCTGCCCATCAAGCGCAAGCGCACACTGCCGTGGTTGCAAATACCCCACTGGCGCAGGATTTGCTCGTCGAACTCTTCCAGCGTGAAACTGGCTTCGAGCTTTTCACCACCCAAATCAATTTCAATCGGGCCGTCCATAATGTCAGCGCGGTATTCTTCAAACTTGCGCGATAACTTGGGCAGGGTGACGTTCTTCACCATGCCTGCCTTGCCCACACCGTCGTTAAACAGTTGGAAGGCTTTTACCTTTTTTGGCATTGCCATGTTTGTTCTCCAGCCGTCTCACGACGGTTGCTATCGGTTAAAACAGGTTCACCACGAATTCATCGGTGATGATTTGTTTCTGGGTCAGGTCTTCCAGCGGTGGCACGGGGGTGTAGTTGCGGCTGATCACCAGCTTGCCGTTCATCAACGCGCTGGAGGTGTTGTCATCCTGCTTGATCCAGCACTTACCACCGAGGATGTAACCGTCATTGGTGAGCTGTTGGTACTTCTGGTTGATGCTGGCAATGATGTCCAACACCAGCCCTTTACTCATCGGCGCATCCACGCGGCTGAACATCGCTTGCGCGAAGGAGTACCCCAGCACGTCACCCGTGCGGCGGTAGTTCTCGAACACGAAATCTGAGCCTTGCGGTGCGGTGGTACGGTTGCCCCAAAAGCGCTGCCCCTGCTCGTTGATCGGGGTGGTGACTTCGTGGCTGTTGAGGTGGTGCGCGGCGTGGTCGCTGGTTTGCAAATTCCACGACACATCATGGCTCAAGCCGCTGACACCCAGCACGGGAACGTTGGAAATGGTTTTGTGCCAGCCGATGTCGTTATCCAGCTTGGCACGCAGCCCCAAAGCACGTGCAGAAGCGTACAGCGTACCCGTGCTGTTCTTGAAGTCGGGCCAAATCAGCATCACGCGGTCAGATCCGAAGTTGTTACGGTACGTGACCGCTTCAAATTCGTCGCCTGCTTCGACACCCAGATAGGCGAATGCCAACAGGCGTTCCGCCACCGCTTCGAGTTCCTTTGCCACGTCGAGGTTTTTGTCCAAACCCGGTGCGCCGATGATGCGCGGGGTGAACCCGAAGCGGCTTTGTGCCGCCATCAGCTTCTGGCAACCCGCTTGCACGTTCGCCAGCAATTCAGCAGGGTTGGTGGAATCCGCCACCCGCACAATCGCGGTGAGTGGGGAAATCCCTTGATCGTAGATGGCATCCAGCGTGTGCGCCAGTGTGCCGGTGTCACCCGCTTTGCCGATCAGTTCGGGGTCGTAACCCGCAAAACCCGCCACGTCACCCAAGGGGAATACGGTATTGTCGGCATCATCCGCAACCACCACAGCACCGACCACAGCGGTTTCCATCGTGCGGATGTAGCGGGGGCCTTCGCTGTACTCAAGGGTACGCGAGCCGTGGAAATAATCACTTGGCATCTTTATTCTCCAGCCGTCTCACGACGGTTATTCCAGTTGTAGGATTGCCCGCCTCACGGCGGGGATTGGCGGTTACGCCTGCGGTGCGGGTTGCGCTTGCGCCGCAATCACCGCCGCTGCTTGCGTCATCGCCAGCAGCCCCTCGACCACCGCGTCTTCGTCGCTGATGCCCTGCGCGTGTTGCACCGAGCGCAATTCGCCTGCTGCCAGCATCGCACCGACGCGCTGCATCAACGGCAGGGCAGGCTCAACCGCTGCCCGCACGTCCGCCAGCGATTGCGCAGCGGCTAACCGCTGGTAAACCTGCATGTGGATATTGAGCGCGGCACTGAGCGCGTTGGCGGTTTTGCCGACTAGCGACATAGACGAGCGGGCATGATCGCCGCCGCCGAATTTCGCCGCGATAGCGTTTTGCACCCCGCGTTTTTTGTCAGCATCGTCCAACACCAGCTCAATGTATTGAGCGTCTGGATACAAGCTTCTAATGAATCCCATGTCAGCATCAGCTAGGACGCTGCCCTGCACAACGGTGCCGTCAACTTTTAAAACTGCCATAATTATCTCCGTTATTCGTAAGTGCCCATGCCGGGTTCGGGACTGTTGTTAATAGATGGAAAAACGTGCCAGAAACCTGACGGTACATTGCCCGCAACCACAGCAACCAAAGCAATCAGGACGCTGCCTGTTTGAGCGGATGAGATTGGGTGGACGTGCCAATAATCAGCAGGTGAAGAACCGCTTTTAGTCAAAAGCATTTTCGCGGGTTGCCCTGCTTCCAATCCTGTTAAATAACCATTGTTAATTAAATCACCCGACTCGTGCTTGGCAACGCATCCTATTGACGTATGAGGGGATGCGACTATTGCCGTTCCGGGAAAACTGATCCAGCTTGGCGCGGCGTTATAACGCAATCGCCAGATGTTAAACCCGGTTGCAAAGTACATTCGGTTTTGCCCGACAGCAATCAGAAACTCTTGAGCTAACGCACTTCGAGCGGCAGGATCGACGCTACCTGAGACTTTTTCAACTAATTCCATCGTGCATCCCGCGCCCTGCCACCAGTTCAGGGGTGCTGTGCCTTCAGCATTGGGTAACATTTTCTGGTTATGCGTTAAGCGGAACAGCGGATATTGGCTAGAAAAATTGGTGATGGCAGTGTCGACCTCCGCTTCGCGGTTCTGGCTTTCTTGGTTCAGGGTGGATTGCATTTGGTCGAGGCGCGTGGTGTGCAGTTGTTCCATGCGCGTTTCACGCGCTGCGCCTTCGGTGGACTTTTGCAGCACGGTGTCTTTTAGTTGGCGGTTTGCCTCAATGCTTTGAGCAAACAGGTCTTCGGGTGTCGGCATTAGCTCACTCCTTGGTTGGTGATTTGCGAGTGCATCAGACGGGTGATCTGTGCAGATAGGGTGTCAGTCATGCGCAAGTGGCGTGTGTGGTAAGCACGGGAGAGTGCAGCGGCATAGCTGCCATCTTGCGGCAATTTGTAAATCGGGTAACGCTGGCGGATTGTGCCGACCCCTGCAATTGGGGGAAGGTTGACGTAAATGCCGGATGCGCGGCACGGGTGCGCCACGTTGTTCGCTCCGCGCACCCACACCGCACCATTGCCGGTGCTGGCAATGTCGGTGCTGGCGTTACCGCTGTAAAACTGGTCGGGCGTGTGATACCACGCGGCGTTGCGGCTGATGCCGTTGTAGGGGTCAGCTTGCGTACCGCTGCCCGTGGCGGTGGCGTTGACCGTCAGTTGTAGCGGATTCCACGCCATCGCGGGGTGATACAGAATTAGTTCATACGGGATGATCGTCGATGTTTTTGCGACTTGCGCGCCGTACAAATGCGGCAACACTTCTGCACGGGTATTCAACGCTTTGAAAAATGTTGGCGTGTTGAAGCCCGCTTTGTATTGGCTGCGATTACTGGCATCCGCGTTACGCATCCCGCCGAAACGGTGGTAGTACGCAGCATTCTGCGCGGCATTGCTGCCAAACTCGCTGATATTCATCAGTGTGCCGTAGCGGTTATGCCATTCTTCCAGATACGCGCCAGCACCATCCAACCCCGGCACTTGCGCGAGGATGTCATCCAGCTTGCCCGGTGCATCGGCGGATTCACGGACGCTGAAACGCTCGGCGGTAATGCCGCGTAATTCGTCCATCACGGGGTCATCCACGGTATCCAGCCACGGGCGCAGGTCGCCCAGTGCCGACAGGTCGCGACAAATGTAGCGCCCTTTGAGGATGCCCAGAATCGGTTCGCCGGATTCTTTCAACCCCGCCACGTACACTTGATTGATCGGCAGGTTCTCGCCAAGGTCTTTCGCGCCCGTTTCAAAATACCATTTAGCGAGTCGGTATTGCTCCACCGAATCGGTAATGCGTTGTTGGTGGCGGAAACTGTTAAAGGTTTCGCTGGCATTGCCCGTAAACGGTTCAGTCCAGACCTCAATGCCGACGAACATGAACTTAAAACCTACGGGGAATTGCCCCGCTTGGTAGCGGCTGTAGACCTCACGCATGGCGGCGGTTTGTGCCGCCACATCGCCTGCGTTGGTAACACTGGCAGGCACGGGCGGTAACGGCACATCTTCCACCGCCAGAAAAGCGCCTTGAACGGCTTGCTGGTGGAGGTAATCGGAGTGGCGTAGCGGTAAAATCTGCCCCGTTGGGGTCATCACCGTGACCTCGGCATTGCCGCTCATGCGGTCATAGTTTGCGTGGTCGTGGCTGCCACCGGGGTTGTAGTTGCGGTCAAACGCGGTACGTCCACTCGCTGAATCGTTGCCGTGATAGGTGTATTGACGAACGGCGTAGACACCCGCTTGGCTATCCGCTTGCGCCTGCAATTGTTGGGTGAGTGCGCCAAACGCGCCAACCGCCCCAAAGTCAGTGGCGTTGGCTTTGCGCTTGAGTTCGTCTTCGTGACGCAGGATGTCGGTGGTATTGCCTGTAAGTGCGAGGTGGATTTCCTTGAACTCACGGTCAAAAAACATATTCAGCGGTAAATTGTGATGTTCAATCACAATGCTGTTGGCGGGGAACGCCGCCAACACTAGGTTGATGGCAATCAGGGCATTGTCCAGCAATTCCGTTACTGCATAGATTGCTTGCGTGGCATTGCCGTAAATCGCAATCGGGCGGTGTTGATCATCGCAAACCGTAAATTCCGAGAAGTTGAAATCCGTGCCGTTGTGCGCGTCTTTTACGTCCACCACCATTTGCCATTGGTAGGGGTTGACCTTTTTGGCAAACAGTATTTCGATGAACCCCACCCCATCTTTGAGGGTGCGGGTCATAGCTCTGCCTGCGTCGTCCAACTGAATCGCCTGCAATCCTTTACCGACGTGCAGGTATTTCGCGGTGATCGACACGCCGGGGGTTAGCCCCATTGCACGTTCTAACGCGGTATCAATCGGTAGTGGGGTGATTTTAATACTCATACGCTGGCATCAATCCTGAGTCGGGTTGTCATGTGTGCGCTGCACGCAATGACAAGGGATAATGGGGCGGTGTTGGTGTCCATCGCGGTGTGCGGCGCGTCAATATGCTGACGTGTAGTCATCTGGGCGGACAAGCCGATACTGATTGCTGTGGACTGGGTGCTGGTGTCCATCGCGGTATGCGGCGCGTCGATGTGCTGACGGACGGTCATCTGCGCGGATAGACCGATACCAACGCCGTTGTTGTCCGTTTCAACAGCCAGCCGGAATGTATAATGGATGCTGGCGCGTTTGCTGCGGTTGAGTTGCTCAAGCACGTCGCGGGTCAGCTCCTCACCGATGATCACAGGTGCATCAGGTAAAATATTGTCGTGTACCCATAGCGTGACCTGCATTGTGCCGGGTTCGCCTTCGGGTTGCATTTCGTGCCAGTAGACGATTTCAGCACGGATACCCAATGCCGCCAGCGCATCCACTACGCCGCCATGTGTCCCTTTGTGGCGGTGCATTTCCAGCGAATTCGCACAGACGGCACGTTTGGGGGCTTCAGGCCAGCGGTCATTCCACACGTCAACGGACAGAGAATATGCCAACCACGGCAGAAACTTGACGGGGCATTGCCACGGGTCATGCAGCGCACGAATGATGTCCGCGTCCAACTCGCAGTATTTTTGCGCGGCGTGTTGTTCCAGGTCGTGTTCAAACACCGTTGGGTTAGGAATCAGGTTGCGGAAGGTACAATCGTTCATACCGTGCCTTCCTTTACCTTGATGCTGTTGCAATACGGCGCATCCGCAGCAGACACTGCCAGCGGCAATGCCGCAGGGGTCTGAATGGACGCACGGTAAACGCCAGGTTGGCGCAAGGCGGCATAAATGCCGTCTTCGTCAATCACATGACCAATCCGCTCTGATTGTTGGCGATAGGTCGTCAAGGCGGCGGCAATCTTGGCGAGAATAGGTTGTGCTGCCGGCCCCGGATAGAGCTGTACCGTCGCACTCAGGTCGTAATGGATGACATTGGCGGTTTGCACCGTCACCTTGTCACCCTGCGGGAATGCGTAATGCCCGGTCACGGACACTCGGACAATTTCCAGCAGTTCCGCACTGGCTACACCATCGCCGTCGTGTGACAACACAGTGACTGTCATGTGACAGGGTGCAGGGCTGACGGCACGAATGTCTTTGATCCGCCCGTCAGCCGATAATCCGTGGAACACATACCAACCCGTTGACCCGCCTTTGGCGCGTCCTTCTGGGGATAAGATAATGCGTTTTAAGTAGCCTTCATCGGACTCCATCACCGCTGGGGTGGTGTTGGTCGCTGGCGTGATGGTCAGTCGAGTTAACCCGAAATAACGCAAGCCGATGTGATCCAAGTCGCTGCCTTTGGCATACGCGGGCATCGTGGCGAGTGCAGCCGCGTTAATGCGCTGACGCAGGTACAACTCACGGTAGGTGTCGGCTTGGATGTGGCGGGTGCTGGGGTCTGATTCCAAGTCGAGGTAATACAACCCTGCGTCACCATTGAGCGGCACTTTCCAATAAGTTTCGGTGGCTGTTTGTACCAGCTCCGCTTGCCGGTAAACGGGTGCGCCGTTTTCAAACAGCAACGGATGCATCGCGTTAAAGGTTGCGCTGCGTTCTGCAAATAGCTGTTCGTAGTCTAAATTTTCGTAAACCAGTGGTGCGGGTAGTAATGCGAGATCTTTATCGTGGAATGGTAAAACGTTGTTCATGCGGCTACCCCCACGCTGATTTCCGCGCCGTTGTAATCGCCGTGCAACGTGCAGAACAGCTTGCCGTTGCTTTGCTCTTCGGTCGTGCCGGTGAGTTTGACCTGCTTCAGTTTGAAACGCGGCTCCCACTTTTCGAGGGCTTCGGCAATATCGGCAATGATGCCGACGCGAGTGAGGTCGTTTTGGGGTTGGTCAATCCGCTCAAACAGGTTACTGCCGAATGTCCGGCGCATGACTCGTGAGCCAATGCGGGTGTGGATGATGTTGGCAATCGACTGTTTTAGGTGATCGAGTCCGGTTAAGAGTCTGCCCGTTTTCGCACACATGCCTTGCCGTTGATTGCGGTTGGCGATGGCGGCGATGCGGGTAACGGTAGTCGGGGCAACACCAGCCGACGTGCGGCTGGTGCTGGATGGCGTGGACGACAGCAGGCTAATCACCGTATCCAGTTTGCTGGATAAGGGCGTGACGGTGCTGTTGAGTTCTACCCCAACCGCATAACCGAATTGTGCCAGTGCGTCAGCCATACGTCAGTTACACCACAGGTACGCGGTCATAACCGAAGGCGGACGGCTGTGCCGCCAAACCACGGCGGAATTCGTTCACCGCTGCTGGCACGTCAACGCCGACGAATTTGCTTTCCAGCATATCCAAGCGGTTGCCGTATTCCGTTTGTTTGGTTTGCAGCGCAAGGATTTCATTCTGACGCAGGGTCATTGAGCTGGTCAACGTGGTGATCTGACCCTGCATCGTGGCGATGGTTTGGTCGGTCAAACCGTCCTTATTTTCCAGCGCAGTCTTCAGGGTTTGGATTTCACCGCGAATCGCTTGCTCTTCGCCTTTCGCACGCAGGATTTCCGCGTCAATGCGACCGTTGACGTTGGTCATCCATGTGGAGATGTCTTGCGTCGTTTGGTTGGCAAAGTTTTGCAGCGTAAGAATATCGGCTTCGGACTGCTCAATGCGGGTCAGCAAGCCAACGTAGTTGTTGCTGATCAGGGTATAGAGGTTTTGCCCTTCGTCCCATTCGGGTGTACCGGGTTGGGCATCCGCGATTTTCAGCAAGTTGGCGATGACACCATTAACACGGGTGTCTTCTTGTGCCAGTACCGTGTATTTGCCGTCGATGTAGGCACGGGTGTCAGCATCCTTGGCGGCGACAAACGCTTCAACGTCGCGACCGAAGTTATAGCCAACACGTTGCAAAATTTCGGAGAGGTTCGGGATATTAGTAATGTCAGTCATGACGCTTTCCTTCGTTGGGAGTAAACCAGCTCACGCTGGGGTTAAAAAATCAGAGACCGATTGCAAGGCAAAACAGGCAAATCACAATTGCCATCCAGTGTTCGCCCAAAAATTCAATTACAGTAACCATCCTGTTACTCCTGCTATTACGGCGGCAGCACCCAACGCCAGCCAGTGTTCCCGCACGAATTCTTCCACCAGCCACACCGCGACGATCAACGCCAGCAAGGGAAGGGTGCAGTATTCGATCAGGAAACGCTGGAACGGGGTCATGGTGCATCTGCCCCCTGTTTGGTGTATTTGTTCAGCAACTTTTCCAGACCTTGCTCACCGATGGAGGCAGCGAGGACGGAAAGCCCCACAAGGGCTTCCATGCTGATGTCGGGAAACCATCCAAGCACGGCAAATGCGGCAACCGCCAGTGCGGAGGTGGTGATGGCGCGACCCAGCGCCAAACGCAGGGTCAGGCGTTCGCCGGATTGAAGCAGCTTTCCGATCCCGATGATTCCACCGACTGCGGCGACAGACGCAATCAGAAGAATGTTGTTATCGTCGTTTTTCATGCGGGTTTCCCTGTTTTATCTGGCCCGGCTCTCACGCCGCTGTGGACGTGGTTGACAAGGCTAATACCGTCGGCGATAACGTCACCGTTGACGATGACGTTACCCGTGGCGGTGATGCGGATTTCCCCGCTGTTATTGTCGTGTTCGATGCGGTTGCCGTTGCTGTACTGAATGACTTCCACGTCAGGGTCAGCACTGGGCGATGGGATGTCATTGCTGTACATGACGGCGAGGATGGCGGCATTAGCCGGGTCGCCGTCTTCGCAGCCGATGACGCACTGGATGCCGGGTTTCAGGGGCATCCAGCGGGTGTAATGCTTGCCGATGTCCGCAGGCCACGGCAGTGGGGCGGATTCGTATTCGCCCAATTTCACGCGCACGGTGCGGGTAGCCTCGTCCACGCTGCTGATGGTGGTACGGCGCAGCAGGTTGGGCAGCTTGCGGGCGAGTTCGGCAAGTTCGTAGCTCATGACAACCCTCCGGCGAGGTGCGCTCTTGCCATGTCCAGCACCGCGCGTTTGTCGTTTTCTGGCAGGCGGAGAATATTGCGCGGGGTGTAGCGGATGCCGCGCTCATTAAGACCGCGATCATGCACCGCACCGAATCTGCCCATGCGCCCGAAAATGCCGACAACCGCTTGGTTGGCTTCGACACGTTCACGGATGCGGCGGGCGTAGCCCAGTAGCATCCGGCGTGAGCCACCGTTGCGGCGTGGGGCGTAGGCTGTGCCGTCGGCGTTGACCTGTGAGCGGATGCGACTGGCGTTGGCTGTCCGCAGGTAACGGGCTACCGCGTACATCAGGGTGCGCAGACTGGCGGGTGACAGGCGGTACAGCAGCGCGGTGAGTTCTGCATCTAGGCTGTTATGCATTGCCCACCTCCGTTATCACCCCGTCGCGGATGTCGTGGATAAATAGCGGGGTAGGGGGGGTAGGTTTGATCGTCCCACACCAGCGGTTGCACGCAGTTGATCATCTCGCCCGTGGTGCGGTCGTAACGCACGCGCTCGGTGAGCGGTATCAGGGTGTACAGGGTGACGGTTTCGGTGTTGAGGATGTCAGCTTCAAACCCGTACCCGCTGTTTTTATCCATGCCTGCCAGTTCCGGCTGGTACAACCCCAGCCACCAGCATAGGGCGGCGTCGAGTTGGTCGATCTCGCCACCCCAATCAATAACCCGTACTTCGGCGGTGTAGCGGCGCAAAAAACCCACGTCGTCAGCAGGGGAGCTGACGGCGGGGAACACCACAGTGCCCTCTGTCACGACGGTTTTTAATTGTTCCGGTGTGACTAGGCCGCTAGAAAGCAAGTAGGTGTGGAGCGATTGCAACTTTTTCATAAAGCCCCCGACAGGGTGCGTGATTCACCACGCAGGTCTTGCAGAGCGTTCCAGCGTTCGCGCTGGTATTCATCTGCTGATTCGGTGAGGCTTTCGAGGCTTTGAGCTTTGCCGGTGGTGTCGGCTACTGCCCAATAGCGGTGGTTGAGTATCGCTTGGGCGGTGCTGTAAACCGCTGTGCGGTAGTGCAACACTTTGGTGCTGCATCCGCCGAGTTCAGGGGAGGGCATAGCCGCCAGTGAGTCGTAACCTAGCCAGTGCTGGCATTGCAATTCGCTGTTGATCTGAGCCATTGCCAGTTGCAGCACGTCCACCAATCGCTCGGTGGCGTGGTTGTCGGCAATCTGGCGGCGCAGTCGAAAATCACGCACCTCAATGTCAGGAAACCAGCCGTCATTGCCGAGGGTTGGCTCGGTTTCGTTGACGGTGTGCTGACCGACAAACGGTGTGCCGTTGCGCAGGCGGTCAGGGTTGGCGACGAATGGCGGCGTTAGTTCGGTCATGCTGCACCGTCCGTGGCAAGAGAGGCGAGCGGGGCGGTAGTGCTGTTGTCAACAGCGAGGGGAGGAGTTGCCCCAGTGTTGTCACTACCGTCCGCTGCCTGTCCCTGCGGGTGTTGGGACGCTTTTAGGGCGGCGATACGCTTTTTTACCCGGCTGTGTGGGTCAAGGCGTAACGCGGCTTCAAAATGTTCGAGGGCTGGTGCGGGGGATTCTTCCAGCAAGATTTCACCGCAGGCACGTTCGAGCTTTGCGCGGATTTCGTCGTGCATGTCCATGTTGCGGGTTTCCTCACGCACATAGAGCGTCAGGTCACGCAAGGCGGTGACGTTGGCATAGCCAATATCTGCCGCGCTGATCGTTTGGTCAGCGAGTCGCAGCACAAACTTGGCGGTGGATTCTGCCAGCCAAGCACCCAGACCACGGGCGAATTCCGTGGGCATGGCAACACCGTTGTCGAGGGCGTAGCGGGCGAGGATGGAAAAGGTTTCCAGCTTGTTCGCATCCAGCGCCCACACCATTACTTGGGTGAGGATGTCATCACCCAATCCCGCTGCCATTTGCCCTTCGATGTAGGGCAGATAGTCGGGGATAATTTCAGCCTTCACCTCGGCTTTGCGCTGCATGGAGGCGATTTTTTTCAGGCGGGCGCGGTCAGACCCCAGCTTGTAGCGCATGGTGCGGTCAAGCGGTAGCACGATAGCCGCAGTCGTGGAGGACTTGGATTGCCGGGCGTCCACTATCATGCGGTGTGCCATTGCCGGGGATGCGCCACTGATCATTACGCCCAGCCCCCGTTGCCATCAGGTAAAAGGATATGGAGCGGGTCAAAGCCGCAAGCAGCACCGTAATCTTCGACAATGTAACCCTCGTTGACAGACTGATAGTCCTCAACACGATCACGTTTGGCATTATCCATGATGGTACGGCGGCGACTGCCACGCTGATAATAGATGCTCAGATTACTGTAGGCAGTAATCAGGATGCCACGTTCAGGGAAAAACTCTTCTTGTACCACGCGCAGACCGCCGATGGTGTTACGCGCCAGCCACTCTTCGCGCTGGTTGCGTTCCATGCTGGATACTGTAGAGCCGTCCAACATTGCCATGTGATAACGGTGGTAGAGTTCAGATCCGAGAATCAGCACCAAGTCACTGCGGTTTTTATGCCAAGGATCGAGCAGCGTATGCCGGGCATCAAAGACAGCAGTGTCTAGGCTATTGTAAGTTCCGTCTTGACCAATTTTAATCTTGTTGGTGGATGTACCGACCATCTGGCTGGGCTTATCCTCGCGGATGGCTTGCAACCAACCACGATTCATGTCCTGTAACATGGGGTTTGCGACTGGATCGGAGTTAGCTGCTGCGGTCTCGCCGTGCCAACCGATAGTTACACGGTCTCGCCCGATTTGTTCAAGCACCTTGTCTCGGTACATGGCTTCAAATTCTGGGTAGGCGCTCCAGTTGTCGATCATCTGATACGTGATGTGCGTGTCGAAATCGGTTTTGTGTAACTCAAAACCACGCCCATCCAAGTCGCCAATGTATTTGGTTTGGCGGTCGGATTGAGTAGTGTCGGTACGACTAGCCACTCGCTTGCCTGCCAGCAGACCTAGTTTCTCGCCTTTAAGATCGCGCACGCCAACCACGTTGATCTTACTCAACAGGGTGCTTTTTTCTTGTATGCGTTTTTCCAGTGTTTGTTCGAGTTCAGGGGAAATCGGGTCAATGCTGAATTTATCAGAGCCGTTGAAATGCCCTTTATAAGTGTCAGCCAAGCCAGCCAGCATGGAAGTGAATTTTTTGCGTGCATGTGTTTCCACGGTGTTACCTCAGCAATTGGTGCGGTTGTGGTTGTCGGGATCGCCGTACATTTGAGGGATGATCGACAACCTGATGATTTCAGCGTCTTTGGCGGCAATGTCGGTGCTGTACTTCTGTTCGGCAGCGGTCAAGGCGGCTTGCAGGCGGTCACGTTCGGCGCGAATCGCTGCGAGTTCGGTACTGAAATGCTGCAAGGTGGCGCTGAATTGTTCCGGGATCGCTGGCAGTTCCGCCGCTGGTGCTGGCGTTGCAGCAGTTGGCGTTTGCGCTTGCGCTTGATTGACATCAGCAGCGGGTGTGGTTTCAGGGGTCATGGTGAATTCCTCAGTGGTTGACCGCTGCGGGTCATAACAAAACTGTTGCGTGAAGTGCGTCCCAAGACTCGCTGGGTCATCTGTCACCGCCAGACCAACCATGTAAGCACCGCCAACATCTGCAAAGTCGGGGTCAATCTCGATAGAAAAGGCGCGTTTCTGCCCCTTTTCCCACAGGGCATCCAGTTCGTCGGTGGTTTCAATGTCGGCAAGCAGGTACAGCTCACCGTTTGGGGCGGATTCGGTACGGAGTTTGGAGACTGATCCATAGACCTTAAACGGCGAGTCGGGGTAATAGCTGCGGATGTGTTCCATGAACACACGGGCGGTGTAGGTTTCTGGCTTGTAGGTAGCGGCAGCTTGTTCCAGCCAGACACGCGGCAACGGTCGCCCGTCGGCGGTGCGCTTGGCGGATTTTGCGACTCGCTTGCTTACTGTTGCCAATGTCTGATCCTGCAATGGGAAAAAAGCGTCATCACGACGTGTAGGCTCTGATTGTGCCGATACAGGAAATTAATGGAAGTGGCAAAATAGCGTTATAACGTGTTACAATAACCGATATTTTACCAACAAAATCAGGTGCTTATTGAAAAATAAACGGGGCATTAAGCGGGTATTCACACGTAAAAAAACGGGGGCAATCTGCCCGGATTGCGGGGCGGACACGGTTATTATCCGGGTTACGAGCCGGGTAACAGACCCGGTGAGCCGCTCCACGCTGGTGACTCGTTATGTCAAGTGCCAGTGTGGGTTTGAGGGGGTGAACGAATCCCACACGAAACCGAGGCGCAGCAAAGCAAGGTAATGGATACACATCACCGTCGTGAGACGGCAAGCAAAAAGCAGGAAGCCAAGCGACTGGTGCAGGTGGGGCAGCATTCGCACGCGCAGATTGCGCGGGATTTGGCGGTTTCTGAAAACACCCTGAACAGTTGGGCGCGGCGGTATGGGTGGGAGGTGCTGGATACTGCTGGGCGGGTCAAGGCGGCGATTGCTGACAAGTTGGAGGCGTTGATTGCCAATGACGATGGGTCGGAGGCAGTTAAGGCGGCGATTGACCGCTATCTGGGGTATGTGGAGCGGGTTGACCGAATCCGCCGACAGCCGTTGGAATCGCTACCGTTACCGGAAGATGCCCCCATCCCCAACCCTTCCGCCGCAAGGGGTGAAGGGGGCAAGAAGCAGAGGGGACGACCCAAGACATCCGAGAAGAATGTCATCGACGCTGATATGACTCAGGCGTTGGTGGAGGAGTTTGAACGGGTTTGTTTCGCGTACCAGCGTGAGTGGTGGGATGCGCGGATACATGACGGTCGAGTGATCCTGAAATCTCGCCAGATTGGGGCGACGTTTTATTTCGCGTTGGAAGCCCTGATTATTGCGTTGACCACGGGCAAGAATCAGATTTTTGTCAGCGCCAGTAAGAAGCAGGCGGCGCAGTTCCGGCGCAATATTGTGCGGATTGTGAAGCGGGTGTGTGATCTGGATTTGCAGGGCGACCCGATGCGGTTGATCTTGCCCGACCATCCAGCGGGTGAGGTGTTCCTGTTTTTCTTGGGGACACAAGTTTCTAGCGTTCAGGGGTATTCGGGGGATTTGTACCTTGACGAGTGCGCGTGGGTTAGGAAATTCGCGGATATTCAGGAAGTCGCCAGCGCGATGGCATTGCAGGCTGCGTATCGAGAGACGTATTTCACTACGCCCAGCACGATGGATCATGATTTTTATAAGTTCTGGAATGGCACGGAATATAACCGTGACCGCCCTAAAGAAGACCACATCAGTATCGACACCAGCCACACTGCTTTGAAAAATGGGCAGTTGTGTGGGGATGGTTACTGGCGGCAAATCGTGACGATTGAGGACGCGATTGCAGACGGGTGTAACCTGTTTGATCTGGCGAAGGTCAAGCGCAAGTACAGCCCGGCACGGTACGCGATGTTATGCGAGTGCAAGTTTACCGACCACACCGCCAGCGTGTTTTCGTTCCGGCTGCTGCATTCGGCGTTGGTGGAGGTGGCGGAAAAGTGGCAGGACTTTGACCCGCTGGCGGCTAGACCGCTGGGGAATGACCCGGTGTGGGTGGGTTATGACCCATCGGGTGATGGTGAGGATGCGGCGGCGATTGTGGTGGTTGCGCCGCCCTCTTCCGCTGGCGGGAAATACCGCGTGGTGGAAGTGATTCGGATGGATGATGCGGATTATGACGAGCAGGCGGGGCGGATTGCCGATTTGTTGCAGCGTTATAACGTGCAGTACATCGGGATTGATAACCAAGGCGTTGGTGACGGTGTTTATAAACAGGTGTGCAAGCTGTTTCCGACCGCAACCGCGATTCGGTACAACCCGGAAACCAAGGCGAGCATGGTGGTTAAGGCTCAGTCATTGCTTAAACGCAAGCTGCTGGAAATCGACAATGTGTATCTGGATGAGGTGTTACCAGCGATGCTGGCTATCCAGCGCAACAGCACCCGTGGCGGGTCGGAAATGACTTACACGGCGCGGCGTTCGGAGGAAACGGGTCACGCGGATGTGGCGTGGGCATTGCTGCACGCGATTGATCACGCGGAATTTGAGACGCTGTTTTCAGCAGCGGAAGACGGTACGGCAGACGGCGAAAGCCTGCTTGCCTTTTTTTAATTACTGTCGGGAGACAGCAAGATGAACATTTTTGGATGGGGCAAAAAGCCCGAAACTGCCCCCGCAGTGGAGGCGTTTTCGTTTGGGGAATTGAAAAACACGTCCGACTATCTGGATGGGATCATGGGTGCGATTTTTCGCACTTGGCACAATGGTCGGTATTACGAAATGCCGTTTTCGGCGAAGAAAATCTACGACGCGCAGTTTCTTGCGCCGCATCATGCCAGCGCGATGCAACTCAAGGTGAACCTGTTGTGTGACCTGTTTCAACCTTCTAAGCATTTGAGCCTGATCGAGTTTAGGAAATTCGCCAATAACGCGATTGTTCAAGGAAACGCTTATTTAGAGGAAATTAAAGTCAGCGATGTCGTCGGATTCCGGTCGCGGCCTGCGATGTATACGCGGCGCATTGATGAAACCCGTTATGGTTTTTTCCCCATCGACAAGCAAGGCAGGCTTGATCTGGTTGAGTTCAAAACGCGCTTGGTGCATTTCGTTTATGACGATCTGGAGCAAGAGTTTTATGGGAAACCGTATTACCTCCCTGCCCTTGCGTCGGCAAACCTGAATAACCAAGCGACGAAGTTTCGGGATCTGTATTACCGTAACGGGAATCATGCGGGGTTTATCCTGTATATGAATGACCCTGCGCATTCGCTGGAGGATGTGAAAGCGTTGCGGCAGGCGATGATTAACAGCAAAGGCCCCGGCGCTTTCCGCAATCTGTTTCTGTATGCACCCAAGGGCAAAAAGGACGGGGTGCAGATTATTCCGGTGGAGGCGGCGCAGGCGCAGGATAAGTTCATGGACATTAAAAACGTGAGCCGTGGTGATCTGATGGCGCAGCACCGGATTCCACCCAACATGATGGCGGTGGATTCGCCCAATGCGGGTGGGTTTGGGAACATCACCGAGGCACGGGAGGCGATGATCAGGAATGAGATTGTGCCAATTGCGCGTGTGATGGCGGCAACGCATCCGGTGTTGCGGTTTTATTTGCCCTGATTTTCATCAGTGGCGACGCAAAGCGTCGCCCGTGAATAGCTTGGGTTAGGCGGCGTTCCGGGCCATCAGGCAAATGCGGAACGCCGCCTAGTTACGTGTTAGCGGCAGACCAGCGTATCTGGCAGTGGCAAATCTTCCTGCCCAACGGCATGGAACACAACAGCACCGCCATCAATCGCTTTTGCCATCCGTAGCTGGAAATCAGCGTAATCATACACTTCCAATCCTACGCAGTTATGCGGCAAACACGCTGCGCCGGATTGATGCCGACTGACATAAACACTATCGTCAGTTATAAAGTTGACATTTACCGCCACGCCATCTTTCTGAATTGTTAGGGAGTTGGTTATCTCAATGTCATAAGCGGATATTTTAAGGAACTCGTCCTTAAACCAATTGTAAGGAGGTGAATTTTCAGTATAAGGATTACTGTCAATTCCAGCGCCTTCACCATAATAGTTTCGCGCCTCTATCTCGCAGAATTCTTTTTTATCAATCCACCTTGCTGACAATCCTTGCTCAATCTGAGCATCAAGGTCAACACCATAGCT